TCTGATCTTCCCTTCTGGCTATAGCTTTACCCACAACGGCAGCAAGCTCTTGTCTTTCATCGAAGTTCACTTTACTCTGATCGAAAATATCGCTGTATTCCGCTGCGATAAAGTCGCTCATGGTGGCTGTTACTGTGCTGAAATCTGTGTTCAATGGCACAACATCTGTTTGTGGAGTTCTAATCTGTGATACACCTTTTCCAATTTTAGGAAACTTGACAGTAGAACCTTGAACATTTGTTCTCATTCTAACACTATTATTCAATACAGATTCGCCTTGATATGCTTGTTTTACCTCTGCTTCAAACAGGGTAATAAAAGCTGTTGATAATCCTGTACTCATAATTGTACTCCTGTTAAATAGTTATAATTGTTTACTAATCGCTTCGGTTATTGGAAAAAGATCCAGCCAAACATATAAGGTATTGCCCTACACAATCTCATTTCTGAGAAGCCAAACCAGCCAAAAAAGGTTATTGGTTAATTATTTATAAAACATCTTGACACGCTTTTCAAGAAAAAAAGAAACATCTAGCGTTTATCTAGATAGCTTACCTGACTTCTCAAGTTCGATCATATCTTTTTCTACTTGTTTTCTAAATGCTTCATCGGTTGCATATTTAGGATCTGCGACTCTCGATAACACCTCGTCTTTGTCTAAACCATCGACTTGCATTGTCATTGTTGGTATTTCTTTTTCGCCTGTCATACCTCTGAAGATATTTAGAATACGAATACCTTGAGCAGTACCACCCATGATTTTAAATTCTTCAAAGTCATCTTTGTTTAGAATACCTTGACTCACTAGCTTTCTTCCCCAATTCACCATGCTTTGAATTTTTTCGTTTGCATTTTCACCGAGCTTAGCGAGTTCTTCTTTCTCATTGATTTCTTGTTCTTGTATGCTTTCTCCTCTGATCTCTGCTATCTTACTCACTAATTCATCAAACGATTCTTGCGAGATATTATTTGCTTTCGCCCACCCTGATGCAAACTCAACTTCTGGATCAGATTGATCAATACCTTTTTCTTCTAGAGTTTTTAAATCGTAGGACTCTGGTGCTTTACTATTTTTTTTATGAAATGCTTTTTCAAGTTCTGTATAACCTTTTGCAATACCTTCTACATCTGGTCCGTCTTTTTTATCCCAAAACTTTTCTGGAAAATAATCAGGTCTTTCAAATTCAACATTCTCTAAATCTTCACCTTCGACAACTTGATCTGCTGACTTCGTTGCCATACCTTCATCTTGAGTGGTTTCTTCTTTTTCAAGTGTGGCATTCGACATTAATCCTTCTGCTGGTTGTTCTGTTGTTTCTTCAGTTTTTACTTCTTCTTGGTTTTGGACTTCATCCATTTCTAGCTCTCCTTAATTTTAAAATAATTTCTCTAATTACAGAGTTTTGACCATCTCTAAAATAGCCAAATGAGTTGTCATATCCTGGTGTCCATGTCGGTACGTCAAGATAGGTTTTTTGTAAGTGGTCGAGTAACTTCTGACCTTGTTCGGTGGAAAATACTTGTTGATATAATTTATCGAGTTCGGTCGGTTCGATCCTTGCATTAGGATTAGGCATTGCATCTAATCCCTCCCAACCAGGGCTATTGATCGTTTGTTGCTGCTTGCTGTTGGGTTTCATTCATCATACCTTGTTGCATCTGTTGTTGAGCTAGAGCTTGAGCTTGTTCCGCCATGACTTGTTGCATCTGTTGTCGTTCTTCAAACGTAGTACGGATTGACGCTGGAACTGCCATTGCATCTGCAATAAAGTCTGCAACCTCTTCAATCTTAAATGTCATTTGTCCTGTAGGACCTAGACTTGATGCGATCTGAATATACTGCATAATCTGATTTACTTTTGTCATATTACTTGCCATGGCTATTTCACCTATAGGCTGAACCTTCACTTGCAATCCATTGACCTTGAGTGGTAGTTGAATAATACCGAGTCCATCCATAACCTCTAGAGTTCTTCTAACAATCGGATACATCGTTTCATTTATCAAGCGTCCGTATGCAGAACCTAGATTCTGTGATAATTGTTTCATTCGCTCCGCTACTTCTAAAGCAGTTCGAGCCGACATATTGTCTGGTGGTAAGGATTCATCGAGTAAAATTTTCTTTATGTTCATACGAAGATCGTTTGTTATAATCTGACTTAACTGTGGATCTCCTGATCTGGGTAAGGGTTGTAAGTCTGCTCCTCTAGGACCTCCGTTTGAGTTGACAGGTATGATCGCACCAGGTACGAGGTTAATACTATTGGGATTTATTACACCTGTATCAACCGCAGTATATACACCCGCAATAGTTAGCGAAGCATTTTTTAGTGTCAGCTCTAATACTCGATTCAAAGTTTTTATATCGGGTAGTGCGGTCAGAACAGGACCTCGACCATATCTTTCGTTTGCTGCTTTCATGTATCTGGCAATAACCCAAGGAAATGATTTAAGATCTCTATAGACAAGTTCGTTTTGTCCTCCTCGATCAATAATCTGATAATGGTATCTGCCTGTGTTTTTATCGTAGTATGTACCTTCAATCAGTTCCACCATCTCACCTTCTCGGTTGGTGTATTTTTGTTTCATATCTTGTGGAATCTTTATGTCAGGAAACTCTTGATCTAATACACCATACGGACGTTTCATTCTACGATATACTTTATCGACAGTTCCGAATGGTCCTTCTTCAAATGTAATTAAGAATGTTGGTACAGCAGTATAGCGAATAGGGGTTACTTCATCGCCTGGATTTATAAGAAGGACTGCGGTACCAATAGCAAGCTCAAGAAGAAATTCGCCCATAGCCGCGTCAAAATTAGATTGTCGCATGATATCGAACATACGATCAGAATAACTATCAAGGATTTGTTGGGTTTCTATTTTTCGTTCTTCTGGTATTTCTGATCCTGGTATTAGACGACACCATCGAGCTGCGGGTGGAAATAGTCCTGATTGTAAACGATTGGCAAATTTTTGTGTAGAATCAATCGCAGTAGAATCAAACACTCTGGACATTTTATCTTGACCAGGAACATCGCCATCATAGTATCCGTCATGTAGGTTTCTCATGGGCAGCGAATATCTGTAAGCATCTTCGTATATGGATCGCCAATTATCCTTATGGGTATTGGTTTTATCGTATTTTGATTTAAGTTGTTTTGGTGTTAATTTATTCATGATGCTCTATTCATTAATGATCGTCTTTTTGATCTTGGGTTTCTAGTTGTTGATCGAGGACTTGATCCTACAAATCTAACTTGGTTTGTTCTAATTTTGTTTTGCACATCTTTTTTATAATTTTCAAACATACGTTTATAACCTGACCCACCATTCCCCGTTAAGAACACCTCACCTAACAACCCCATTTTTTTAAATGTGGTTCTAAACCCTTTATCACTTGATTTTATAAATTGGTCGTATGTCATGTTAATTGTTTTTGTCATTATGCTTTCTTAGTATTTTGATATCGTTCTAATAAATTCTTTCCTTTACTTGCTAATTTTCTAGCTGCTTGAGCATTGGTTGGAGCAGACTCTCCCCAAGCTCTTGCGGCTAGTGCAAACCGAGTCGGTTCTCCGTTTGGTTTTTTAAATGGGGGAAGGTCAGACCGCCCGTAAAACCGACTCAAGAATGATCCTTTTCTTCGCATCTTTTCTGGTGTATTGGCTGCACCTTTAACACCTGGTTTTAAATTAGATCCTTCTTTTCGTTTAAAAAATTTTCTTCCCGCTTCGGTTAGTCCTCCTTTTGGATTCTTATGTTTTTTTAGCATACTTCATACGAGATTCGTTGACAGACATTTTCATTTTACCGCCTGTCATTTTAGCAAAGTTCTTGGCTTCCATAACACCTTTAGCGTTGTACGGAAAACTTTTTTTCATCATCTTGTTATTACTTTTGTACATTACTTCGGGCATCTTGATCTTCTCTTTTCTTTGGGTTTCTTATATATTTTTTTTTCATTATCTTGAACTTCTCGGTCCTAATGTGTTCTGACCTTGATCCTCTTCTGGAGTACGACTAATAAATGCTGTCATTAAACCTTGCGCACCTCTTTTTCTTGATCGTTTACGAGCAGCTATTTCTCTTGATTGTCTTGCTTTTTCTTCTTCTGCTAGTTTTTCTCTACGAGCTATTGCATCGAGTTCTGCCTGACTCGGACCTGGTGGTGGTGCTGGTGCTTTTGGTCTTGAAAATATTCCGCCCATGTCTACTCCTTTTTCGTTTTACCAAACAACCGACTCATCATAAAATAATCCGATTTGTCTGGACCATATTCTTTTAAAATACCTTCCTCCAGAAAGTAACATGCCAACGCCCATTTGTATGCTAGGTAATTATACCTACTCACATTTATCTGTAATCTATGAATATTTAGTTTCTTGGCAGCGTAGTTAAAAAATCTAAGACTTGCTTTATGAAATTTAAATTTATGTTCGCCTATTTGCAAACATGGTATTAGCCATGCTTCGTACACACCCTCCCAGATGGGTAGCAAACCAAAGCAACAGACAATCTTTTTTCCCACCATACCAGAGAATGATAATCCTTGTATCGGATAGGTTTTGATCCGTTCTGAATAATCATGAAAACTTTCAAACAATTTTTTTTCTGCTTCTCGATAATCCATAAATTTTAAATGGGTGTAATGAAACGGAACAAGTTTGTTATGCTCTCCATCGAGTCGCAAAGCGTGATTTAGTTCTATGGTTGTAAACATCAGGCTAACGGATCAAAGTCTATCTTGGCTACCATTGGTTGTAACTGTCTGGACTTTCCTCTAGTCATAGTTCGATATTCAGAACCGAGTAAACAATACTGAGCCGCATCGCCAATATGCGAATGTTCGTTTTTATTCGGTGTATCTCTGAATCGTTCTTGACCCGCACCGATTGCCACTCTTTTGAAATGATAACCACCCGCTAATGATTTTCTCAAGCGAACACATTTACGATCTATTCTGAATCCTGGTTTACCATCAATCAACCGAGTCATCGGCATGGCGAGTGCTTCTCGTCTGGTTTTAAAATTATTAGTCGCACAGGGTTTAGCAATAATGCCATGTGTTTTTAAATGATCGAACGAAGTATCTTCATTCAAGGTTGATCTCTGGCTACCCGCTGGATCACCAAATACGACAATATCATGTTTAGGAAAAAATCGATTTATATCTTCTTTGAGTAAAATAGCAAAGCGTTCTAATCCCATATCGTAAGTTACAATTTCATGAATGATTCTCCATACACCTTTATGATCTCGCTGACCGAACACTGCGGCTGGTGTTAAACCAAAATCTAGACCTATTTGTACAGGCACTCCATCTAAAATTTCACAATCTTCGGTCATGGTCGAATCATCAAACTCTGGTGTAACGGGTCTGCCTTCTTGAACGTAAGTGAACTTGCCCTCTGCATAACAACGAATCCAATCGAGATTCTTTCCGCCTAATAATTGTTCGTAATAGCCAACGGGAAGATTATTTAAATTTTCTGCTTTTGGATTAGTTTGCCACCATTTACCACCACCAAAAACAAATCCTTGAGCTTCAGGCATTTCTTTGGGAACGTCTTTCGCTTCAAATACGCCTGGCGGTTGTCTAAAAAATTTCCAGGCAAACTTTCCTCTCGGTGGTTCTTTCTCCGATAAACGATAAATGTAATGGTCATCATCAGGAGGGTTGGTATCTAAAATCACACCACGCCACGTTGGTCCGCCATCTTCTTTGGATGGGTATCGTCCGACTCTGTGGGTTGTTCCATCAATAACTGCTTTTGGTAATTCTCTACATTCATTGATCCAAGCACCCGTGATTTCTAGTGATAATAATTTTCTTGTGTCTTTGGGTTGATCGAGTGCCAAAAATATAACTTCGCAATCTATACCCGCAGCTCCATCTCTGGAGGGAAGTTTGATGTGGTGTGTTATGGGTGGCGAATGATGAACAGGACCATAGATATGTTCTGGAAATAACTCAAGCCACGTTTTCAGCGTGGTGGTTTTTAACATCGGATATGAGTTTCTAACAATAACAAACCGAGTATATTTTATTCCATCTCTTGGACTTGGTTTTTGTTGTATCGCTCTTTTGAAAATTTCCGCAGCACAACTATAAGATTTCCCAGAACCGACAGGTCCGATCAGTCCCCTTACAAAGCTTTTGTCATTAAGAAACTTCCAGATCGTAGGCGATTTGCTAAAGTCAAGTTTTAATCCTGGTATGTTATTCTGCATCTATGATACTTCTAAAGATTTGTTCTGCGATTTGTGGCACGATTGAGTTTCCGAGTGCTTTGATTCTGTTAGCTCTATCTGAGTGTAATTCATGGGATACCCCATAAGGAACTCCACAAAGTTCGGATTGAGTCTGCCACCAGGTTTGTTGTTTTTCAAATGTTCCTGTTTTACTCTTGTTACTAAAGATATCTGAGTTGTTGGGTTTTTTTTTATGTAATCTTCCGATACTGGACCTCTCGCTGAATCCCAAGCATTTGGCGTTGGATACATTGCATCCAATAATCCAGACTCGGTTTCGTTGATGCCACGCTCCAATGCCACTAGCCGGAATAACAAGACATTGGACTTGGAAACCCTCTCTTTCCAGATCATCTTGCACCGATCGGAGTACCATGCCGTCTTGGATGTTAACAATCCCTTCAACATTTTCGCCAATAACCCAGGTGGGTTTACAACTTGAAATAACTCGTAACATCTCATCCCAGAGGTAGCGATCATCATCTTTTCCTTTTCGCTTTCCTGCGATACTGAATGGTTGACAAGGGAATCCTCCTGAAATAATGGTAGCTGAACCAAAGTCTTTTCCATTAACTTTCCTTATATCGTCTATAATCGGAACATCGCTCCAATGCTTTTTTAAAACTTTTTGACAAAATTCATCCTTTTCTACAAACCCTATTGTTTCAATTCCATTTCGTTTAGCACCTAAACTAAACCCTCCTATACCTGAAAACAGATCTAATAATTTATGATTTGTCCTCACTCGGTCCTACCATCTTAATATCAATCACCGCTGGTTTATCCGCATCTTGTTCTGCATCTAACAACCCAGCCGACTTCGCTAACATCTGCAAGACTCTCACCTTATCAATCATCTCAATATCCAACGTGCCATCCTGTAAAATACGAATCCTCTTGATCGCACCCAATGCGGACTTCGGTATATCTTTAATGTCCTTGACCTCAGTAATCGTCTTGCCTTCTTCATCCTTATCCCAAGATACAATGTCCGTAATATTCGCAGTACCCAAATTAATCAGCTCTTGCGCTAACGCTTCTCGATTCTGATAAATAACTTCACTACCCTTGATCCTTCGTTTAATCTGACGAACAGAAGCAAAGTTCTTGAGATTAGGAAGAACACGTTTCACCATTTAGTAATCCATATCACTCGGAAACCTCTGCGGATTTGGCGAAGGTTGTTCATTCGTATTTTCTCTTGGTTTAAGTAACATCGCTCTCGTTACCAACTGCCCTCGATCGTTCATCTCAGGTAAGGGGAGGGAGTTAAATAGCAAATCCCAACCTCCCGTTTTCTCATTTCTAAAAGCAGTACCAATCGTATGCCAAATAGTTTTCCCGTCCTTACCATTGC